AGCTAAAGAAAAAGAAGAGGAAGAAAACAAAAAAGCCGAAGAAAGAGCAGCAAAAGAGAAAGCAGACGCATTAGAGGCAATACGATTAGCTGAAATCGATACAGAGGCTGAAAGAAGAAAAGAGGAACTTAGAGCGGAAAAAGAAAAGTACGACAATCTAATAGAACAAGCGAAGGAGTATGGAGAAGATACGGCTGAATTAAAGACCGCACAAGCAACAAAACTTAAAGAGATACAAGACAAGTTCGATAAAGCGGATGCTGATAAAAAAGCTAAAGAAGACAAAAAGAAACTAAAAGAGCAAGAAGATTTAGTCGCAAGTTTAGAGGCGGATAAAGAGCAAGAGGAATTAACCTTTGAAGAGCAAAGAGAAGATTTAGCAAGAAGAGAAGCGATATTCTTAGAGGATAAGACTTTAACTGAGAGACAAAGGAATGAGGTAGAAGCAAACTTTTCAAAAGAGCGTAAGGAAATAGAAAAGGGTGAGGCTGAAGCCAGAATGGAACTAAACGCACAAAGAGTAGATTTAGCTATTAACACTCTCGGAGCATTGAACGGTTTAGTACAAGCATTTGCCAAAGATGACGAGGAGAGCCAAAAGAAAGCGTTTAATGCTAATAAAGCATTTGGTATAGCCCAAGCAGTAATATCAACCGCTCAAGGTATATCTGCTCAATTAGCAGTACCACAAGATGCAATAACTGGAGCTAACTTTGTTAAGGCTGGTATAGTTGCTGCTACTGGGGCGGCACAAATAGCGACAATATCAAAGACCCAATTTAAGGGGTCTGCTACTCCTCCAACTGCACCACCACCTCCAGCAGATGGAGAAGGTAGTGTAGGGTTTGACCCAAGAGGATTTATTGGTTCACCATTCGGAGGCGGTCAGCCTACCACTAAAGTAATAGTAACAGAAACTGATATCCGCAAAGCTACGAGAGACATAGACGGCATATATAACAAGGCGGTAGTAGTCGAGTAGCCAATTTTGAGCCCATTTGTATATATATATGAATGGACTTACCTTTTATCGAATTTAAACTTACCGACGAGGTCGAGGGGCTTCAAGCGATAGCTTTAGTAGATAGCCCAGCGATAGGCTTAAATTACCAAGCATTTGCTCCGCATAAGTTTGAGGTAATAGACGAGGATAAGCGTATAGTGATGGGTGCTGCTATGATACCTGACTTGCCAATTTATCGCAGAGATGAGAGAGGCGAGTACTACGCTATCTTCAAAAAAGAAACAATCAAAGCACTCGTACAAAAGCTATTCAAAGAAAACAAACACACGGAATTCAACGAGCAGCACAATGCTTTGAACGTATTAGATGGTGTTTACATCTATCAATCCTTTATAACCGACGCAGAGTTAGGCATTTCAGCTCCCTCTGGTTTTGAGAATGTAGCTGACGGAACTTGGTTTATCGCTGCAAAAGTAGACAATGACGAGGCTTGGGCGAAGGTGAAAAAGGAGGGTTTATTAAAAGGGTTTAGCGTTGAGGGTGTGTTTGACTTAGAGCCGTATAAATTTAAAAAAATGAATAAAATTAATTTAGAGAGTGTAATAAGCACTTTGAAATCTGTATTTGCAGACGCAGAGACAGAGGAAGTAGTAGCCGAAGAGAAGTTTGGTGAAGGTACTTTAGTAGATGGCACTATCGTAAAATGGGAAGGCGAACTCGTAGAGGGTGCTGCCCTTGTTGTAGTTATGCCTGAGGGCGAAGTAGCTGCTCCAGACGGTATCCACGAATTATCAGACGGTACTATCGTAGAGACTGCTGGCGGTCTTGTAGTAGCTATCACTCCTTTGGAGGGTGTTATGGAAGATGAGGTAGAAAACGAGTTTACTGCTGAGATGCTAAGCGAGATGGTAGAGAAAGCTATGGCGAAATACGCTGAGGCTTTTACTGCTTCTTTGGAGACTATCAAATCTGAAAACGAAACTTTAAAAACTGAGCTTGCAGAGGTTAAGGCTGCAAAGGATGAAATTAAAAAAGAGTTTTCCGAGACACTAAACAAAGTAGGAGAAGAGCTTGAGGAGATTGTAAAGTCTGAGCCGTCTACTGCTAAAAAGCCACAAGAATTTAAAGCAACTACAAGAGCTGAAAAGGCTGCTCGAATGGGTGCTATCATAAGAGCAAACAAATAACAAATAAATAATAAAATGAGTTTCGATGTATCAAGTTTAACAAATTATGTTAACGAACAATCAACCGACCTAATCTCAAGACTATACTTTGAGAAGACTTCAAGCGACTACTTCACGCTACAAGCTGGAGTAAAGAAAACAGATGCTTTGCACCTATTAGAGGTAACTGCATTTCCTCAAGACGGTAGCGGATGTTCTCCAGCAGCGTCAGGAGATGTAAACTTCTCTGACAGAAATTTAACCGTAGGTCAAATCACTTACTTTAGTGGGTTCTGCATGAAAGACCTTATCCCTAAGTATACTCAAATCTTGCTAAGAGCTGGAAACGGAGAGACTGAAGAGATGGCTTTTGAGGCAGAAGTTGCTGAGTCTGTGATTAAAACAATTATGGAGCAAAACGAAGTAGCTGACTGGAACGGAGATACTACAAGTGCTGACGTTTATATCAACAAATACGACGGTCTAATCAAAATAATAGACGACGCTACTACTGCGATAGACGGTAACACTTCTGCTGCTACTGCAATCACTTCAGGTGCTTCAGGAAACGTAGATACGCTTATTACTGATATGGCTAACGCAAGACCAGCGAAAGTAAAGTCTGCTGCTAACCAAGTACTATTCGTAGGTCAAGATACCTTTGACAAATACGTAGATACTTTGAACGCTAAGAACCTATATCACGTAAACGCTACTGACTGGGCAAACTATACCGTTTCTATACCAGGCAAGAACGTAACGCTTGTAGGTGTTGTAGGACTTGACGGTACAGACCGTATGTTCTTAGGTACTCAAGAAAACTTCTTCTTAGGTTTTGATTTGCAAAACGACGAAGAGGAGTTCGATATGTGGTACGACAAGAAAGACGACAAGGTATACTACCGAGTTAAATTTAAGAGAGGTTTACAAGTAGCATATCCAAACGAAATCGTAGAGTTTACTTTAGCTTAATCATTAACCATAAAAATTTAAAAAATAAATATTATGGCGTGTGATTTAACAATGGGTTTTGCAGTAGGATGTAACGATAGTGCTGGAGGTATAGCTGAATTTTGGTTCGCTAATATTGACGACACTTTTGCACTTACTTACGATGCGGTAACTTCAGAGGTTACTGCTATCGCAGGTGCTGCCTACTACAAATATGAGACTACGAATGCACAAGGAGCTGCTTCTGTAATGAACGATAACGCAACGGTTAACGACCAGAACGGAACAAGCTACTTTGACCAAACTTGCACTTATGTGTTGAACAAAATGGACAACGATAAGCGCAATGAGGTAAAGATGTTAGCAAGAGCAAAGCTATCAGTTATCATAAAAGATAACAATGGCTCATACTGGCTAATGGGAGCTACTAACGGAGTACGTATGACGGCTTCTGATAGTGGTACTGGGACTGCTCTTGGAGATAGAAATGGTTACAGCCTTTCTTTCCAAGCACAAGAGCCTGAGCCTATGGCAAGGCTACAAGACGGTATTTCGATACCTGAAGCGTAGCTAATACCTTTTTAATATAGCCCACTACTTTGCGGTGGTGGGCTTTTTTTTGCAAATATGGACATAATAATAAAAGACACTACTAACTATATTTACTGCAACATCTCTAACGAGGTGCTAAACGATTATTATACTATGACCATAGAGGCTGCTGAGTATAGCGTTAATGTAACGTTAGAAGCTCCTGAAGGGGTAAACGATAGGTATGTAGCATTTGAGCTTATAGAAGGCTCTCAAGACCTCTTAGACGCTACGATAGAGCTGCCAAACAACGGAGACTACCCTTACAAAATAATAAACGCTACTACTGAGGGCGGTACTGATGGAGTAGAAATACACAGAGGCATACTAAGACTAAAACAACCGAAAGAGGTTGTATATTCGTACACAAACGAAGATAATATTATAATATATGAATAAGTTCCCAATAGTTACCGAGTTCGCTTCTGCCGAAGTGCCGTTATTTTTAGAAAAAAAGAATAAAAATATTGTCTATTTTGGGGTGGATAATATGTATCCATTTGAGTTGATAGACTTATACAATGATAGCAGCACTCATAACGCTATTATTAACGGCAAAGTAGGCTATACCGTAGGAAATGGGCTGCATAGTGACGACATAGAGGTAAAGAAGTGGCTATCTCAAGCTAATATAGACGAAGATTGGACGAGTTTAACGAAGCGTTTATCGTTAGATTATGAGCTATTTAACGGATATGCAATTGAGGTAATAAAAACGAAGGTAGGAAACCAATACCACCATATAGATTTTGCCAATATCCGAGTAGGTTTAGACGGGAGTCTCCAATATGCGGACGACTGGGTGACTGACAAGGGTACTAAAAACTCTAAGCCTGATATACAATACTTAGAAAGATACAACCCTCGTAATCCAGAGCAAAAAAGAGGCGTAATTTATCACGTAGATTACCGACCAAATATGAAGTACTACCCTCTGCCAGTTTATGTAGGTTCTTTGGCAGAGATAAAGACGGATGTACAGATAGGCGACTATTGGCTCAATGAGGTTAAGAACGGCTTTGTAGGCGGCACGCTAATTCAGCACAATAACGGAGTACCTGAAACTAAGGAAGAGGCTAAGGATTTTGAAAAAGCATTTCAAGAGAAGTTCGGTAAAGCTACTGGCACTAAAATAGTACATTTGTTTTCTCCTTCAAAGGATAACGGTAGCGAGATTACAAACTTAAACGGTAACGACTTGCACGAGCGTTATTTAGAAATGAGTAACAGAGTAAAGGAGTCTATATTCATAGGACACCGAGTTACTAACCCTATACTCTTTGGAGTTAAAGAAGAGGGGCAGCTTGGAGCGAGAAACGAGCTTGACTTAGCGTACGAAATATTTACAAATACCTACATAGCAGAACGCCAAAATACACTACTCAGAACTATCAGAAAATTAGCCTTCTTTGAGATACAGAGAAGCGACATTGAAATAATACCACTCAAGCCAATAGATACGGTAGACCTTACCTCTGATATAATCTTAGCTAATTTAAGCAGAGAAGAGATAAGAGAGTTGATAAATAATCAAACTGGCTTAGAGCTTGAAGATGAAGTTACAGAAGCATTAGCCCCTATAAACGCAATAGAGCCAATAGGAGAGGACGAGGAGGAGTTTAGCGTTATAGATAATTTTGACACCTATAACGACTATCCAGATAGTGCGTCTAACAATGCTAAGAGAGCTCTTAAATGGGCTGAAGAAAATGGTTGGGGTTCTTGCGGAACAAGCGTAGGGAAAAAAAGAGCCAACCAGTTGGCTAAGAAACAAAAACTTTCAAGAGACACGATAGCACGTATGGCTTCATTTAAGCGTCACCAGCAGCACAAAGATGTTCCATACTCAGAAGGGTGCGGTGGGTTAATGTGGGACGCTTGGGGCGGCACTTCAGGCATTAACTGGGCAATAAGCAAGCTGAAAGAAATAGACAACAAAAAGATGTCATCTTGTAGCTGCTTTTCTAAAGACGAGGATTTTGCTCTATTAGACAGACTTAAAAAAAGCGGAGTAAATAAGTCCGATTATGAAGTTATAGAAAGTTTAGATATACGCTTTGACTCAAATGGGAGTCCAAAAGAGTTTGCTACTCCAGACCAAAAAATGCTAAGGAGTATTATAAAACTACTTAAAGACAATCCAAAGATAACCGCAGCAGCAATAGCTAAGGCTTTAGGTTTAAGTTTTGATGATATAGTAAACTTTTTGCTTATTCTAACATCAGACGGCATTATAAGTTCTGAGAAAACAGAAATAACGCTTACAAACTTAGGAGACAAATTAGCTAACGGTATCAATATACCAAAGACTGAAATAAAATACCAGTACCAGCTACGAAGCGATGCTCCAGCATTAAAGAAGAATGACGAAGGTGTAACTATTGGAGAGTCAAGAAAGTTTTGTCAAGATATGATAGACTTGGACAGATACTGGAGTAAGGAAGAAATAGAGGGGCTTAGCAATGATATGACGCCAGACGACTTTAGTAACGCAGCTAATGTTTGGTTAGCGAGAGGAGGATGGTATCAACCGATACAAGAAGAAGGAGAAGAACCGAGAGCAGCGATACCTTATTGCCGTCACGAATGGAATCAAGTTATACTTAGAAAGAAATGATATTAATAGTAAGCCCAGCATTTGTCAAGGAAAACACCGTACTGCACTATAACGTAGATGACGGATACCTAAAGCCGCTAATAGATAGCATACAAAATACATTTGTTCGACCTATTTTAGGAAGTGCTTTGTTCGATGAGATATTAACACAGATTAAGAATAATACCGTAACTACTCTAAATGAAACACTTATTAAAGAGTATTTGCGAGATGCTTTGAAGTGGGAAGTTTGCCATAAATATACTCGCATAGGAACGTATAAACTCAACAATAAAGGGGCTGGAACTCACTCAGGAGACAACTTTAGCTCACTAAGTCAGCAAGAGCTTGTAACGGCTAAGAGCATATTTAAGGACAATGCAGATTTTTACAGAAAAAAATTAAAGTTATATTTGAAAGCTAACGAAAACGATTATCCACTATACAAGACTCCTCCAAGCGGTGCGGATGTAGTAGAGCCTGAGATAGATGTACAATGGAGAAGCCAGTTCATAGTGTAACCAAAGAGCAAAAATTAGAGCAATATGTTCAAAAGTTTAACGATAAAAAATGTTCAGACCATAATGGAACAAATAGCAAGCGAACATCCTCAGATAAACACTATTCTAAAAGGTAATATTTGGGACGTAGACTTGACTAAAGATGTTACTGGTAGCTATCTTATATACGATGTTACCAATATTGCTCCTAACGGCTTCAACGGAATAGACTACTCGCTGGACTTGTTTATTTGTGATAATGTAACTGAGATAAACACAGAGTCAAACGAGGTAAGTGTTCAAAACGAGTGCTGCTTAATCGCTCTTGATATTATGAGCATATTTGAAAATTACAATAAAGCAAGTTATGCCGACAAAGACCTTAACTTAGTGCTAAATAAGACTTGGAGCATACAACCATTCACAGAAAGATTTGATAGCCTATATTCAGGAGCTGCGATAAGTATGTCGCTAAGTACTGCTTACGGCTACGCAAGATGCAAAATACCAACATAAAAAAATATATATAAAATGACAACAACTGAACTAACCCTATCGAGAAACGGACAGAAAGTAGTAACTGGAGATGTTACCTTTACTGCCGCCGACAAAGTAGCATACCTCGTAGTAAACGCGGATGCTACCTTCGCCAACCTAACCGACCAAAGTGATAACAACGTACTAACCGAAAGTGCCTTAGCTGGAATAACGCTATCTACTGGGATGATTATATCTGCTAAAAATGGAGGTATGATGAAGAGAGTTAACGTATCTACTGGAAGCGTATTAGCTATATTCGGATAGTATGTATAGTTACGGATATCATTACCCAAGCAAGTCTAAGAGAATATCTGAGGGACAACTGATATTCGATGACTATAGAGCAAGGGTAGAAGCTGACGGAGGAGTAGTAGAAAATAGAGACTGTGTAATAAGAGAATTAAATAAATTAATATGAGTTTATACGATGACGCAAGCCTAATAATGTACCCTTCGGGCTACAAAGAGGATAAAATATATAGCTTAAAGCCAACCGACGGAAGTGGCGATTTAACCTTCACACGAGCAAGTTCAGCTACAAGGGTGAATGCTGAAGGGTTGATAGAGGAAGTGCCAGTTAATAAGTTTAAGTATTCAGAGCAGTTTGACAATGCCGTCTATTCTTTAACATCTTCTTCAATAACTGCAAATGCGATTAATTCACCAATCGGGACACTAACGGCTGACAAGCTTGTAGAAAATACTGAAAACAACTTGCACAGGGTAGGGCAAGGTGCTATTGCGGTGACAAGTGGGCAAGTATATACGTTTAGTTTTTACGCAAAAGCAGCGGAAAGAAACGAGTTGGAACTACAAAGAATAAACACAAGCGGTACGGTATTCAATAGCATTAATGTTACGACTGCGGATTTGACAAATGGCACATTAAGCGTAGGCTCAAATGTAACTGCGTCAAATATAGAAAGCGTAGGAGATGGATGGTATAGGATTTCAATAAGTTTAACCGCAATCGCAACGGGTAGCGGTGGTCTAAATATTGGAATGCAAAAAGACGGGAATGTCCTTTATGCTGGTGACGGATTTAGTGGGGTGTACTTATGGGGTTTTCAAATGAACTCAGGCTCAACGGCTAAACCTTACTTCCCAACTACTGACAGACTTAACGTACCTCGCTTAGATTATAGCGGTGGGGCAAGTTGTGCGAGTTTATTGTTGGAGCCTCAGAGGAGTAATTTAATTACCTATTCAGAGTCGTTTGACAATGCGTTTTGGGACAAAATACGAGGGAACATTACGAGTAATGCATTAATATCACCTGATGGCACTTTATCAGCTGATTTATTTACTTCTATAGATAATGCTACTGCTTATGTTCAAAATAATGCTTCAATAACTGTAAGCGGAAGTAAGCAATCAATATCTTTATTTGTTAAAAAAGGTAGTACAAATTGGTGTTATTTATTGTTGTGGGATGGGACTGCAAATGGTTGTTACCAATATTTTGATATAGAAAATGGAGTATCTGGCGATGAAGATACATTCGGTAGCGGTGTTACAGTTGATACTACTAATATTGAAACCTACCCAAATGATTGGTATAGAATTAGCGTTACTTATAATTGTTCGATTGCTAATTTAAAAGCAAGAATTTCACAAACAAATGGCAATTCAGATGTTCTTTCAGATACAGGTGCTACTATTTATATTTGGGGTTTTCAAGTAGAATCTAATTCAAGCTATCCTACAAGCTACATCCCTTCAAATAGTGGCTCACAAACCACTCGCATAGCCGATGCTTGCTACGGTGCTGGAGATGCATCTACTTTTAATGATAGTGAGGGGGTTTTGATGGTGGAAGCAAAAGTTTTAGATTTTTCAACATCAAATAGTTGGATTTCCATATCCCAAGAAGCAAACGTAAACAATAATCAATTTAATTTAAGATTTGTTGCAAGTTCAAACTTAATACAAGCCGTATCAAGAGCAGGTGGATTAGGACAAGATGTTGTTTTGCAATATACTTTAAGTGATAAAACAATAATAAACAAAATAGCTATAAAATATAAGTTAAATGATTGGGCTTTATGGGTAAACGGTGTAGAGGTTGATACAGAAACATCATCTAATGCTTTTACACCAAATTCTTTAGATGTATTAGATTTTCATAGGGGGAATAACTCAAATTATTTCTACGGAAAGACAAAACAACTACAAGTATATAACACCGCATTAACGGATAGCGAGTTAGAAACATTAACCAGTTGGACATCATTTTCAGAAATGGCAAACGCACAACAATATAAAACATACTAAACAATGGCAAATACTTTAAAATTCGGAAATGGAACTTGGGCAACTAAAGAAGGCTCAACTTTAGCTTATAATGATGAGAACGGAAACTTCAAACCTTTGCCATTTGACTTTAGCAGAAATACAACAGCAACAAGAGTTAATAAAGAGGGTTTAATTGAAGTAGTTAGTAATAACGAGCCAAGAATAGACTTTTTAAATGATAGTGATGGAGCGTTAAAACTTGAGCCACAGAGGAGTAATTTGGCTTTGTATAGTGAGCAGTTTGATAATGCAGCGTGGGAATATGGAGGTGTCACAAAAACGGCAAATGCAGCTATTTCACCTGATGGTACAAGTAACGCTGACGAAATAGAAATTACAACATTATCAACTCCAAACATACGACAAACAATATTAGTTAATGCTTCTACGGATTATACGTTTAGTTTTTACGCTAAATCAAGTGAGTTGTCTGTTTTAAAATTAGCAGTATTCGATTTGAATGGGGCGGCGTTTATTTTTGAAAATACAGAAAAATCCATAACTGACGAATGGTCAAGAGTTACCGTTTCATTCACAACTCCATCGGGCTGCTCTTCAATAAGAGTATTTATATTTAGAAATTCTGATTCTTTAGGGTCTTTTTATGTATACGGAGCACAAGTAGAAGCAGGCAGCTACGCTACTTCGTACATACCAACGCAAGGAAGTGCCGCGACGAGGGTGGCAGAGGTTTGTAGTCAAACTGTACCAAGTGGTATTATAGGGCAAACAGAGGGGACTTTGTTTGTTGATGTTGATTTTGATACATTAAGTGGCCTAAATATGTTTGTATCAATTAGACCAGATGCAAGCAACAAAATAGAAATTTACAGAGATGGCAATATAATTTACGCAGAAACTTCGTCTTCTAATCCTTTTAATATTAGCAAGACAAACATTACTGCTGGAAGACATAAAATTGCATTTGCTTATTCAAGTGGTTCGAGTGCAATGTATATAAATGGGGTTCTTATTGGAAGTAAAACCGATACTTTTACATTTACATCAACTTTAGATGATATTTATATAAATTCAAGAGGAACAAGTTTTATAGAACAATCAAATTATAATGATTTTAAACTTTACAACACAAGATTATCAAACGCAGAATTAGCAACACTAACAACATTATGATTTTTAATAAATACGAATTTACTGACGAACAATGGGAGACCATTAGACCAACCCTTTACAACACAGATGAAGAGGGCAATGAAACATTAATACCTGAGATAAACGCAATCGTTGAGATAGGGCATATTTGCAACGCTCACAACGAAGAAGGAGAGTGTACCGACCTAAGTGCTATGTACGCTGTTGATATGCTCTTAAATGAGCCGTTAGACACCTTAGACGCGTATATCGTATGGCCTGACCCCGTAGGTGTTCACACCTTCGCTGGTGATGACTCGCTTTATCTTAAAGGGTTCTGCATTGCAAATCCTGACAGCCCATATTGCGTAGTGCCTGATGAAGATTTATCTGAGTAACATATTAACGGCATTGCTACTATTCTTTGCCCCTATTAAGGGAATTATTTTGATGGTGGCATTGGCTACTATCTTAGATACTGGCTTCGGTCTATGGAAAGCCTATAAGATAGGCGAGAAAATAACAAGTAAAATATTTCGGCACGGATTAGTGCCTAAACTGGTAAGCTACATTGCCGTTATTATGCTCGTATACGCTTCGGATGTCTTTATCATAAACGCTTTGACTATGACGGTGGTAAGCGTTGATTTTATATCTACAAAGGTTATTGCTTTAGTTCTGCTATCTATCGAGGTCAAGTCTATGGACGAGTCATTTGTGGCGGTAAAAGGCTATTCTTTCATTGATACAATAAAAAGCGTAATTTTGAAAATGAAAAACGTCCGCAAAGAATTTTGAATTATCAAATAAACATCAAATTTCACTACCCTCACGACAGATTTGCGTTGGGTTGGGAATATATAGCAGCTGACGAGGAATACCAATACTCTACTATTACATTATACCTTTTAATAATAACATTAGATTTAAATTATGCGACCAATTAACAAAGTAATAATACATTGCTCTGCTACCCCTGAAGGCAGAGACGTAAAAATCGAAACTATCAAAGACTGGCACGTAGGTCAAAACGGATGGAGCGACATAGGCTACCATTATGTCATAGAGCTGGACGGAGAAATAAAAGAGGGAAGACCAGTAGAGATTATTGGAGCTCATTGTAGAGGACATAATAAGTTTAGCATAGGTATCTGCTATGTTGGAGGTATGAACAAGTCAAATACTAAGCCTAAAGACACTCGCACTGAAGAGCAAAAAGAAAGTCTTGTAAAGCTAATCAAAAAGCTAAAAAAAGAACACTCGATTATAAGTGTTCACGGACATAACGAGTTCTCAAATAAGGCTTGCCCATCTTTTGACGTAGCGGATGAGGGATATTAGACCACGACTAAGAGGCAATAAGCTATCTGCCTATAAAAACATCACAAAAAAAGAGAGACGCATACTGGTTATTGGAGACTTACACGCTCCTTTTACCTTAGAGGGATACTTCGAGCATTGCAAGGACGTGTACGCTAAATATAACTGCAACCAAGTTGTATTTATTGGCGACATCATAGACAACCATTATAGCTCTTTCCATACGGCAGACCCTGATGGGCTTGGCGGTAGCGATGAGCTGGACTTTGCCATAGAGGAAATAGCCAAGTGGAGAGATGAGTTTCCTGATGCTGACGTAACTATCGGCAACCACGATAGAATAATAATGCGTAAAGCTTTTGACTCTCAAATACCAGCACGATGGATTAAGGACTATAACGAGGTTTTAGGTACAGACTGGAACTGGGTGGATAGAGTAGTCTACGACGGAGTGCAATATGTACACGGAGAAGGCGGCACTGCACGAACAAAGTCTAAGAACGACATGATGTCTACGGTACAAGGTCACATACATACTCAGGCTTACACTGACTGGGCAGTAGGTCGTAACTTTAAGGTATTCGGTATGCAAGTAGGTTGCGGAGTAGATGGTAGCTCATACGCTGCTGCATACGCTAAGAACTTCAAAAAGCAAGCTATCGGCTGCGGTGTAGTAATAGGCGGTCATACGGCTATAAATTGCCTTATGGAACTTTAAAAAAAAAGGTTATATTAGCTCTTGTTATGGGGTTAATTAGAAATAGTAGTCAGGTAAAGCAAGCAATAGACTTTACTGGGGTAGAAAACGGCAAAATACACCCCTCTGATATTGACGCAGTTTTAGAGTTTAATAACGAAGCTCTAATACTAATAGAAGTTAAGAGAATAAACAACGATATACCAACGGGTCAAAGGCTATTATTAGAAAGGATTTGCGACTCTTGGCACACAAAAAAAAGTATTGTATTAAAAGTTACTCACGACTTTAAGGATGACGGCTCCGACATACCTTTAAACATTTGCGAAGTAGAAACTTGCTACTATATGGGAAAATGGCACACAAAAAAAGCCCCTTTAAAAGAAGCTCTTAATGACTTAGGCGTTAGCTGGGGAATTACAAAACTGAAATTATAGCAGCCTGACAAATGGCTACCAAAATAGAATAAAAAGCTATTTTTCTGTTTCGTTTTATTTTCTTTTCGCTCACATACAATAAGCTACTATAATCGCTGCTAACTATATTTAATTGCATTCTAAGCGTAGTTATATCTTTTTCGGCACTATCTAATAACTGAACGTATTTAAGTGTCTTAAAACGGCTTATTTCGCTTTGTGCCATTAAAGAGTCCTTTTGCAGAAGCTCTATGTATATATCATCCATCTGCTCCAGTGTAATAGTCACAAGCGTATCGCCTGAGTTATCTATTAATACGTTCTGCGAATAAACGCACTCGCTCAGTAGTAGGCAGAATAGTATAATTTTTGACCTTAGTTTCATAATATAATTTAATTGTATCAGACACTACCTCTAAGCTATCTATTTGCTTGTAGATGGTGTCTGTATTGGTTAGGTTTACGGTTAACGTTTTAGGCAGCTCTTTTTTACTGCTTAGCGTTATATAAAACACCAGTATTGATAAAGCTGCTATAATTGCCAATTTATTGTTTACTTTCACTTTGCTCTGCAATTAATTAAATTTTGGCACTCCGTAAAGTGGCTGCAATCACATTTTATAGAGGTGCTCTCTTGTTTATTTTCTGTTAGGGTGTAGCTATCTTGCCCAAATGGGAATTTAATAGAATAGAAGGTGTCATCCTCTTGAAAAATGCCGTTCAATTCTTCTGCGTCTTTTAATACTTGCTCCTTTGTAAATGTTAGTTTGTCGTAATGTATACTCATAGTTGTTCTTTTACTTTATTCCAGTATTTTAATGTGCTTGGTTTTTTATATCCGTTCCAACCTCCGTTCCAATTCCTCGCCAGCTTCTCGTCTGTCGGGTTAGTAGTGTGCTCTCTTATTACCTCAAACATCTCAATAGACTTAGCCTTGCTCCACCTATCTTTTAGGGTGTATTTGTCGTAGCCGAGCAGCCTATTCACCTCTCTAAGCATTATAGGGCGTATTTGCAGCACTCCTACGGCATCTTCTCGCTTATTGTGTGCCGTACTATCGCCTCTACTCTCTACGTGTATGATAGCGTCTATGAGGTTAGTGTCTTTTGCATCAATAATCTCACCTACTGGAGAACCAGTAGGCAAGAATAAAATTAAAATTAAAAAAAATTTCATAGGCTTAGCATAGCTTTTATTTCGTTAACTTCTGTTCTGAACTTCAATCTGTATGAAAGTTCGTCATTTATGCTCTTAACTGAGTTAATCATAGTGCTATGGTCTCTGTTACCTAAATACCTTCCTATATCCTTATAAGTTATGTTTGGGATGTTATACTTAGCGATGTACGCTACTATTTGTCGAGGTCTTACATACGGTCTATTCCTCTTTCTGCCGAAAATATGTTTGCTTTCTACTTGATAATAGTTGCAAACTGCGTCCATAATATCAGGCAAAGTAAGACTTTTTTTGGGTACATACCCCTCTTTGATTATCTCCTTGAGTTCAGCTATATATTGCTCTTGAAGCATAGCTATTTCTTGCGATTTTTCGTATTTAATCTTCAGTTCTTTATATGTCATATTAATTCTTTTATGTATTGTCTTGAAATTTTTACTTTATCTTGTAGTTTCTCTATTATCTCAGGGTCGTAGTCTATATCAAAGGTCTTAATCCTATACTTGCTATCTATTTCGGTGTAATTTATTGGCTCGTCAAAGGTTAAGTCTTCAGGAGTGTTCATAAGCACATAGCAAAGCTGAGCCTTTCGCTTGCCAGTTAGGTGCATATATACTTGAAGCTGGTATAGATAGTCTTTATTAGGTATATCCTCCTCAAATAATGGAAAGGTAAAACAATCCCACGAGCATTTTATGTCGACTATCGTGTCTTCAAGTATTACGTCAGGCGTACCGCAGAAGTATTCGTCCTCGAAATACTCCTCATTCTTAGCAGCGAAGAGCCAACCTAACACGTCTGCTGCATAATTAATAGCGTCTTGCTCCATTCTATTGCCCTTATCTAAATACTTAGACTTTATCTGCTTTCTGACACCGTATATCTCACACGCTAACCACTCTTGCAAGTAGCTCTTTGTAGTCTTAGATAAAGCCTCGCTCTTAGAGCGAGGACTTACTGCTAATTTACCTGAAGCTGATGCTCTTATCTTAAATTCTCTCATCTGTAAGGGTATACTGCTTGATTATCTTTACTTATTGCGTAGTGCTTTAAAAGCTCACCTATCTTTACTCCTTTATCTATGGCTGCATTCCATATCTTGTCACCTTTGTTAACCCACTTTTTATCCGCCTTCGGCTTAGTGGCTTTACTGGCTACATTGGCGTCGTCATCCTCTGCTTGTAGTCCTAAGAGCGACTGGAGCGTATAGCGTCTGTAATACGTTACTGCACTACCTACCTTCTGAGGGTCTTGGATATTTGGCAATAGCATTGAACTTGTAACGCTATCTCCGTTTTCTACGTCTATTATCTCAGAGAATACCTCACCTTTGACTATTGGCTGGAGGAGTAGTAGACCGTTCTTGTCTAATAATGGCTCTACGTGTTTTAGTAGTCCGTTAATGTCAAAGTACTTTGACTTAAAGAACGGATTTGTTGAGTCTTTAGAGATAGCCCCTATCTCTTTTTTGACTGCTGCTAATTTTGTGTAAATGTTCATTTTGTTTTGTTCGTTTATTTGATTTAATTTGCTTTTTGTTTTGTTTCATTTGACAACTGGGCTGCTTCGGCAGCCTTTGCCATTTCTATGTACCGAGTCAATGAGATACCGTACTTGTTTGCATTTGCTATCGCAATTCGTATTATGTCTGTTAACGCTGGCACGTTACTCTTTGCTACGTTACGCTGCATATTTATAACGCTATTTAAAGTGTGTATGCTCATCTCGTGGAGTGCTGCCACGCCTTCTCTCTCGGTGGTGGTAGTATTTGCCTTAATAGCTCTACTCATCATTCTGCTTAGTTTGTCGTTAAATATCATAAAAATTTATTCTTGATTTGTGTAAGTGAATTTATTTGATTATCGCAATGTGTAGACATAGAGAAGTCTTCATCTTCCCCGTCTCCAGCCCACTCTTGCTTTAGTTTCTGATAGTAGACTATCTTTTCGTTGAGGAGCTCTAAGATATTCCACTCGTCTATTTTTGTTAGTTTTATTGTTTCGTTCATAATGCGAATATAGTATTAATTAGTGATACAATGATTATTTATTTATTTTAATTTCAAGCCGTTCTAAGGTAGCTATAAACCCTATTACAAATACTGCTACTGCTGCTCTCGGTTCGTCTACATACCAGCACACTAATGACATAGGGGTTAGTGTACTGACTGCTTTAATAATTTGCTCTCTCATACTAAAAATTTGCCATAATAAACGCCTCTTCATCTATCATTATTACCTGAGTGTTATACTCTATGGCATCGATATCTGGGTAATCCTCTTGGTCGTATTCTAACCAAAACTCGGCTATATTGTCGTACTCTGTATACTCGCAACATAAAGCTATTACATCAAGCTCTATTTGTGTGTCGCAATCATTTTCGTAATCTTCAATGTAGTCAAATATTGCTCTAAGACCTGAATACGTAAATTGGTTTCCTCTGCCAGCTTTAATAAAAGCATCTCTAAAATCGTAAAAATTAATTGTTTGTTTCATTTTGTTTTGTTTTTATTTTTTAAATTCTATTTCAAACTCTACGTCTGCTCTTTCTAATTCACCTTCTATAAAGTGTATTAAGTCAAACTCTACTTCTAACTCGTGGCAGTCTGTAAGCTCTAATTCCTCTGTCATACCTAACTTCCATAGAAGCTCAGAACCTTGTTTCCAGTCCCTGAGGCTAAATGTTATTTCTAATTTTTCCATTTGTTTTGTTTTTTATTATGTTAATGTTTTTCTATTGACCTTGCAGATGAATTATGTTCGTCCCACCATTCCTTAACTTCGTTTACTGAGTGCATTTTTAATTTTAAAGTTACTGACTCCCAATTACGGTTTACGTTTCTAAATGTGATTGTAAATGTGTTTGTGTTCATTTTGTTTCGTTTTTTATTTATGCTGCAAATAAAGTATAAAAAATTAATACAAAGCAAGGATTATTTAATTTATTTTTTTTGGACAAATAATGGACTATTATAAAAAAGGCTATTAGCGTAGCTTAATAAGTACCTTATCTTCTAATCCTTTTGAGCTTGTAATTAATATCTCCGTTACTACCTTATAGCTATCTGTCTCGAAGATTATATCTTCTATCATCTTAACCATAGCAACGCAGTTAGAAGCGTCTAAGGGTCTACTCTTAAATGTGAAGTGGTATTCTACTTGATAAGTCTTATCTTTGCTTAGAAGGGAAGCAAACTGGCTGCGGACTATCTGAGTATAGTTGTCCTTTATCTTCTTTCTCTTTGTCCAATGCATACCAGCGTACCACTTATTAAGGGAGATTTTAGGGAGGTCTTTTAAAATTATTTCCATTTTCCAAAAGTAATTTTTTTTATTTGTATTATATTTTTATATTTGCAGAGATATTAACCGTTAGGAGGTTATAAATTTAAAATATTTAAAGACCAATCTTTAGCAGTAGTCCTAACCTACTTCTATTGTGAGGTCTTTTTTTTTATCAGTTTATTGGTTAATCTTAAAAACCATTATAAAATTATGAGTAGATTTAAAAAAGTATTTATGGGCAAAGAGTGCAACTCTGAAAACGAAATACAAGTAACCAACACAGACCAAGACGAGATAACTATTGAGATTTGGGACTACTACAACGAAGTAAATAGCGAAAGTAAGGAGATTAGATTAGATGTATCCACTGCTATAGCTTTATCTAAAGAGTTGAGAAGATTAATTAACGAAGCAAAACCAGTTTAATTATGGCACAAAAACTCACAAAAAGAAAAGCGTTTAAATTCTATCGCTCTTATTATGACGTTTACAATGAGCTAAACGACAAGGAGAAACTTTTATTTATTGAGGCTTTATTAGATAGGCAGTTTCAAGGCTTAAAACCCAAAGAGCTTACTGGGATGGTTAGGTTTGCATATCTCAGTCAAGAGCATTCAATAGACTTGCAAGTCAAAGGTTATGAGGATGCTACGAAAATAAAACTAACCCCCATAGTAGACCCCTGCAAGGGGGGTATAGAGGGACCCTATGTAGACCCCTCTATGCAAGAGAAAGAGAAAGAGAAAGAGAAAGAGAAATATACTGACGCTAAAGGCGTTGAATATACAAGCGAAGAGATATTTAACAAATACAAGTCTTTAATTTCAAAATGGAATGAAATAAAAAATACGAGATTTAAGCCAAATAAGAATAACCTTAAAAACTTCAAGTACTGGTTCTCGATATATAGTGCTGCTGAAATAGTAGAAGCTATAAATAACCACGACGACTCATTCTGGATGGATAAGCTAACACCTCAATTCCTATTCAGGCAAAGTAACAAGAATGGAGCTGCTGATTATATAGCCGAGCTACTGCAACATAGACCCAAGCAAGTAAACCTATGATAAAGTCTACAAGCCAAATACTCGACCAACTAATGCACCTTCACAAGTACGGCATACCCGAAGGGAGTAAGATAGGACTAAACGCCTTTGATGAGAAATTAACATTTGTTAAGGGAGGATGTACGGATATAACGGGATACCCGTTTTTTGGGAAGTCTTTATTTTTAAAGGAGATAATGATGGGTCTAACTATGAACGAAGGCTGGAGGCATTGCGTATATATGCCTGATGACGGTAGCGATACAGAAGTACTATCTAACCTACTCCATAAGATGACTGGCAAGACCTTTGAGAAGGGGTATCGTAATAGCATTACAGAGCGAGAGATAGCTAAATACTCTACACAATTATCAGACTCTTTTAAGTTTATATCCGCAGAGCATAATATAGAACCCGAAGCATTTTGGAACTATGCAAAAGAGGCTAAATGTAACTCAGCAGTTATAGATAGCTGGAACTACCTTGCACACAAAGGAGAGCCTACAAGCCCTGACTATTTGAGGAAGATATTGTCTTTGCGTAATAGGTTTATGGATATAAATAAGATGCACTCCTTCATAATTATACACCCTAAGAACCCAGACCCTAAGCAAGTGAAAGACGGCAACGTAAAAAAGCCAACGGTTTACGATTTGATGGGCGGTTCTGAGTGGAATAACAACGGTAGGAACATAGTAGTAGTACATAAAGGCTCTAAGGAGAACCACCAGCCCTACGAGATATACGTTGACAAGGTAAAGCCAAAAGCCTACGGTAGTATAGGGCAATGTGTTGTCCATATAGACTGGGGAACTCAGAGGTTTTACGATTTTGACCACTTAAACAACGTGAAGAAGTACGCATACGCTACGGATGAGATAGTCAAAGACCCGATGAAAATTATATTTAACGTAAACACAAAAGAACCTTTTTAAAATGACAAAACAAGAAGCAAAAGAAACACTAAACAATCCTCATATTTGCAGAGAGGCAGAGAAGTCTATTAGAGATATGAAAATTAAGCTCGCTAAATACAAGGGAGATAAGACAGAGCAGACTAAACACTTGCAGAACTTAGATAACCTTATAAACCTATGCCATAAACAAGCCATAGATATAGATGAGTATTCTAATTTGACTGCTCAGTACATATTTAAAATAGGTGAAATGAATAGCCGACTTAAAGATATGACAGAAAAATATTATATTAGCGAAAAAATACACGAGATAGGAGTGGACGAAGTAGTTAAACAATATCAAAGCAAGTTATGAAAATAACAAACGAAGATAATATGGAGCTAATGGCAAGGTATGAAGATAACCACTTTGACCTTGCTATTGTTGACCCACCTTATAGGGATAGAAACCAACCAATAAAAGAAATGAGGTCAAAAGGTTCTATGGAAAGTTTAGAGGGTAGACCAATCTCAGAATATTGGAATGAATTAATAAGGGTAAGTAAAGAGCAAATAATTTGGGGGGCAAACAATTTTCAGCTACCACAATGGAAAGGATTTGTTGTTTGGAATAAAAAAATAACTGGAGTAAAAGGTAAATATTCAGAATGTGAATTAGCTTCGATTAGTAATGGTCTTGGCAGTACATCTACAATGTTTTCATATTCAGTTCAAAATGTACCTGAATCTAAAATACACCCAACTCAAAAACCTATAAAATTGTACGAATGGCTTTTAATGAAGTACGCCAAAGAAGGCGACAAGATACTGGATACACATTTAGGTAGTGGCTCAATTGCTATTGCGTGCCATAATCTTGGTTTTGATTTAACAGCGTGTGAATTGGATAAGGAATACTACGATGCAGCGATGAAACGTTTGCACGACCATCAACTGCAAACTAAATTATTTTAAATATGAACCATTATTATACAAGCGAAGAGGAGAGAATATCTAAGAGCGTAATAGATGCTCGCACAAAGGAGGCTAAAAAGAACGCACTCAGTGAGCAATTTTGGGAGTACGGGTATAACTTCTGCGTAGACTGCTTACGGTCTACTGGGGTATACTTGGACTGCTCTCATACTATCTCGGTAGATGAGGCTCAAAAGACAAGGCGGTCAGAGCTGGCGTATGATAAAGATAATATTAAAGTACGTTGCAGAGAGTGCCATATAAAACACGATAGTAAAAGTAAATTATGAAAGGATTAATAAAAGTTACTGCCACAAAGGGAGGCAAGACTATTACCAGCAATGTCTACGGAGACTTAGCTAATAAAAAAGTACTATTCGCTCGTCTAATGAACCGTCATAAGGTGCTACAACGCGACAGAAATTTATGGAAGTTGACAGATGTTAAACTTATCAAAGAAATTATTTAATAAAAAAATATATAGGTAGTGGGAGAAAAAGGGTTAGTAGTATCGTATGCAAACCAATAACCCCGAAAAACACGGTGAGAGCCCAGTTGTTAGGTATACTTAGCCATTACCTATATTTATTGTTTAAAAAAATGTTATATTTGTAGCAATGGATAACACAGAAAAAATATTTGCAGATGGGTTTATATTCAAAATGAACCCTAATTCTCCTGAGTTTGTAGTAGGCAGTTTAAGCCTTAAAGCGGATGACGCCATAGCGTTTATTAAGGAGAGACAAAGTAAAGGTTGGGTAAATTTAAACATTAAGATAGCTAAAAGCGGTAAGCCGTATGTAGAGCTTGACACTTGGAAGCCTAACCAAGCTAAAACTAACGACTCCGCAGTCGATTTTAACGCTGACGGGTCAAGTGATTTACCCTTTTGAAGTTAGAAGAGATATATTTCGATAAGAGCATACGAGACTATGCTCTAAAGCTAACCAAAAACCAAAACGACGCAGACGAATTAGTGTCTGTTGCGTTTGATATATGCACTCAAAAGCCTTTCAAAGATAATTTGAAGGGCTTCTTTGCTATGGTGATGCGTAACCAGTGGTTAAAGAAGTGCAACGCTAAAGACCCTTATTTCTTAAACGAAACTTACGAGGATACAGAGGTAGACGAGGTGCTAAATAGTATGACGCATTACCACGCTAACATACTTAGGGCTATCTATAACGGAGAGAACCTGACGCAGATACACAAAGGAGCTTCCATAGGTTACAAGACGTTAAAAGCCGACTATAAGAAAGCAAAAAAAGAGTTTAAAATAATGTACGAAAAAAATATTAAGGTAGCTATCGTCACTCAGTCTATAAGTGCGGTGTCATATCATAGGCTAATAGTGCCGCTTGTTAAGATGAGCAAAGACTACGGAATAGAGGTGGTCTGCTTAATGAACCAAAAGGACGACTTTTTGCAGAAGCTCGATGGCGTTACTCACGTAGTTTACAATCGTAACATATCTGCTCTTATGAAACCCGAAGAGACAATACTTCTATTAAAGGCAAAAGGGATAAAAGTAATATGCGATATAGACGACTACTGGATATTGCCTAAAGGGCATCCAGTTAAGCATTACTATGCTAAAACAAAGATGGATAAGTGTATTGTATCCAATATAAGAAACGCAGACCAAATATGGACTACTACTAAGATACTTGCTGATAAGATACTGCCCTATAACACAAATGTAGAAATAGTAAAGAACGCCATAGACCCTCTCGAAAAGCAATTCGCATACGAAAGCCTAAGCATAGACTTTGACACCTTCTTTTATTCAGGCGGCAGTACTCACTTAAAAGACTTAAAGCTATTAGGCGATGCGTTCAATAAAGAGGAGCTATACGTAAAGACTCCCAAGCTACCCAAGCGAATGAAAGGTATAATGCAGCAGATAAACTCTATATCTGAATACGCTAAGGATTATGAAGACTGCGGTATCTGTTTAATACCTCTACAAGAAAACACATTCAATAGCTGCAAATCAGAGCTAAAAATGATAGAGGCTGGACACTTTGCAAAGCCAGTAATGGTTAGTGCGGTAATGCCTTACAATTTGCTCTCGACAACAAAAAACAGTATAAAAGTATATAATAATAACTGGGCTGCTGCTATTAAGAAGATAAAAGGCAATCACAATATGCAAGTAGACTTAGGGCTAAAGCTAAAGGAGGACGTAAATATGAAGTACAACATAGTTAAAGAGAACGCTAAAAGGCTACAAACGCTATGACAGACGAGTTAAGAGACAACATAATAACCATAGTAAAACAAGAAGGAGGCAAGCTAAACTCTGACCTACATCCTGAGTTTGTTAAGCTATGCCAGCAAGACTTTAACTACCGCCCAGATACTGGCTGCGGTAAGTGCATATATAAACACGTATTAAAACTATATTTTAAGTACCTACAATGAACATAAAAGAAATAAAAAGCAACCCTAACAACCCTCGTATTATTAAAGACGAGAAATTTGCCAAGCTAAAGAAGTCTATATCTGAGTTTCCTAAGATGATGGAGCTTAGACCTATGGTAGTTAATTCGGAGAATATAGTCTTAGGTGGGAATATGCGTCTAAAGGCTTTAAAGGAGTTAGGCTATACTGATATACCTAATGAATGGGTAAAGCGAGCAGACGAGCTTACAGAGGACGAGACGAGGCGATTTATTATAGCAGATAACGTAGGGTTTGGAGAGCACGACTGGGAGATGTTAGCTAATGAGTGGGATACTCAAGAACTTGAGGACTGGGGTTTAGAGGGTTTCCCTTTTGATGAGGCAACAGAATTAGAGGCAGAGGAGGACGATTATATCGAGCCTGAAAATATGCAAGTAGATGTAGTCTTAGGCGACCTGATAGAGATAGGAGAGCATAGGCTACTTTGTGGAGATAGTACGGATAGTGACCAAGTGGCTAAGTTGATGAATGGTGAGAAAGCCGATATGGTTTTTACTGACCCTCCTTATGGAATGTTTTTAGATACTGATTATTCTCAAATAAAGGGAAGTGAAAAAAGTATTGGGTTTAAAGGGAATAAGGTAGGTAATAAATATGATAAAATAATTGGAGATAATGAGGATTTTACTCCTGAATTGATAAATACAATCTTTGCTTCTTTTGGATATTGCAAAGAGATTTTTATTTGGGGAGCAGATTATTTTATTGATTTAATACCAAACTATGGTAAGAGCGGTAGTTGGTTTGTATGGAATAAGAGAAGTAGTGAGGCACAACAACGAGGCATCGGAAATACTTTTGAGCTTTGTTGGAGTAAAAAAAAACACAAGCGACTCGTTTTTGATTTTGAATGGTTTGGGTTTTTAAGCAAAGATGACCCAAATGAAGCCCGAAATAGAGTTCACCCATCAATGAAACCATCTAAACTTTTGAGTCGTTTAATTTCAGATTACTGTAAAGGAAATATAATTGCCGACTTATTTCTTGGCTCTGGCTCAACTATGGTAGCAGCACATCAACTAAAAAGAAAATGCTACGGGATGGAATTAGACCCTAAGTACTGCCAAGTTATTATAGATAGGATGTTAAACTTAGACCCTAATTTAGAAATAAAGATTAATGGAAATGAGTACAAAAAATGACATACAAAAGGCTGCAATGCTTGAGGCTTTAGAAAAGTCGTTAGGTATAGTTACCTCTGCTTGTAAGTCAGTAGGAATAAGTAGGAATACGCATTACACTTGGCTAAAGCAAGACGACATATATAAAGAAGCCGTAGAAGATATAGAAAATATAGCTTTAGACTTTGCAGAAAGCCAACTACACAAACAAATAAAAGAGGGCAATACATCAGGTACTATATTCTACTTAAAGACCAAAGGTAAGAAGAGAGGGTACATAGAGCGTACTGAGGTGCATCAAGAGACTACCTACAAGAGCCTTGACATTAACATCATAGATACTGGCGTACCGTTTGCCAATAGCGAGAAAGATATAGTTGATTAATACCTCTGCTCTATATCGTCAGAACTTTGAATGCACTGCGGACGTCGTAGTCAATCAGGGAGGCACTTCCTCAGGTAAGACCTATGCTATTTTGCAAGTATTGTTTAGTAAAGCGATAGCTGAGACTTGTACGATAACGGTAGTAGGGCAAGACATACCTAACTTGAAGGTAGGAGCGTTAAGGGATGCGATAGATATACATAACGCAGACGAGGCGATTAAGCAGCAAGTAACATTCTACAATAGGTCAGATAGAGTGTTCAGTTTTAAGAACGGCTCTATAATGGAGTTTAATTCATACGATAACGACCAAGACGCTAAGAGTGGTAAGAGAGACTATCTATTCATTAACGAGGCAAACGGCATACCATACAACGTCTACGAGCAGCTTAGCCTTAGAACTCGTAAGCAAGTGTACATAGACTATAACCCTGATGCCAGCTTTTGGGTACACGATAAGCTAATACCTTTACCAAATACTCATCTCATCATATCAGACCATAGGCATAACCCTTTTTTAAGTGATAAGGTAAGGGAGAAGATAGAGGCTCTAAAGAATAATGATATAGACTTATGGAAGGTATACGCAAGGGGTAGGACTGGCAGAATAGAGGGGCTTGTGTTGCGTAAGTGGTTTGTAACTAATGAGGACTTTGCAGATAAGAAGCTAATAGGCTACGGAATGGACTTTGGTTTCTCGAATGACCCAAGTACACTAATCGAGGTTAGGATGCAAGATGGCGAGCTATGGGTCAAAGAGCTTATCTATGACACTGCTATGACTAACAATGATATAAGTAATAGGATGGAGGCTTTAAACGTAAGCAGAGGCTCTCTAATAGTCGCAGATAGTTCAGAGCCTAAAAGTATAGAGGAGCTAAGGCGGCTAAGGTGGACTATTGATGGAGTAAAGAAGGGTGCGGATAGTATAATGTTTGGAATAAACCTATTGAAAGGTTATAAAATAAACGTACATTCGAGCAGTAAGAACTTAATAAAGGAGCTGGAACAATATAAGTGGAAAGTGGATAGGTCAGGTAAGAGCTTAAACGTACCAATAGACAACTATAACCACGCTATTGACGCTCTAAGATATTTAATAATGCACAAATTCAGTAAGAAAGGATATGGGAAATACAAAGTTATTTAATCTGTCGGTAGGGCAGTATCAATTACTAACAGAGATAGATTCAGAGCTATCTCCAATAGAGCAAAAT